GTTGCAATTGATGAGAATGGCATGGAGAAGAAAGACCTTATCAAAAGAGTTGCTGTAGAGTCCCTTACAAAGTGGGTTTACGAAAGACGCTTTATATTCTCAGAAGATGATGATGATCTAATGACAGAATTGGAACGAACCAAATTTACGCGCACGATTACAGGAGAACCTGTTTATAAAACAGAAGATGATCATCAAATGTCTGCGATGATGTGCGCAATATTAGCATATGAAAATAGGTTTGGAGTTCCTGTCGCAAAAGCAGAACCCAATGTACAACTTCTAGCTGCAAGATGGCTAGATATAGATGAAGAATTAGGAGTGTCTAACTAATGGCAGAACAGGATAAGTTACAACTAGCCTCTGCTTCGTTTATACCGGGCTACGTAAGTTCCTACGGGAATTTCTATAGTGGGTTCGATGCTACAAACCAATCGCTAGGGCTAGCGCCGGAAAAATTAATTATTCCGCGTGACTATAACTCTGTTGTCCGAATGAGTTATGATTTTTATCAGCGTGGTGGTATGGCTTCCACAGTTATTAATAGACTAACGGAACTATCCATTACTAAAATACGCAACGGACAAAGAAAGACTTCGAACGAGGCTAACTCATATTTTGATGCAGTTTTGCATCGAAATCCCTCGCGTATGATGCGTTTCATACGCACAGCGGCCCTTGAGTATTATCTTTCAGGGATGGTATTGCCTAGAGTAGATTGGGTTACGGTTACAGGGGATGAACTAGGTCCAAATCTAAAGAACGGGAAGGAATATACCCTTCCCGTATTTGATTTATATCCACCGCTTTTAATTAATGTTGTTTGGGCAAGTTGGGGCAAGAAAGAATATTATCTTAAACTACCTAAAGAAGATGTTAAGCTTATACGAAACGGCGGAAGTCAGATTAAGGAACAGCAACTAAAATATGATATGTATCTTAATTATTATCCATCATTCGTAAAAGCCATCATGGACGGAGCCGATAGGGTAAAGATAGAAGTTGACCCAATTCTCCGTAAGGAAGTTTCATTTAATCCTAACCCAACACCATATTTATATAATGTCCTTGAAGGTCTTGTATTCAAACAGGCTCTTAGGCGCATGGATTTTGCTGTCACTACCAGAGTTATAAATGCTATTTTACTTGTTCAAGAAGGAGACAAGGATTTCCCTCTGACAAAAGAAACAGAAGCAAATCTGGAGGAATTGAAAAATCAAATCCTAGCAAGGGCGGGCGATCCTCGATTACTTGAGCGCTTGTTCTTCCTATTCTCTAATCATACAACTAAACTAACTTGGGTTTCTCCAGATGTTCAGGCGCTTCTTGATCAAGATAAATACCGACAAGCCAACGAAGAAATTGCTGAAGGTTTAGGGTTTGCAAGAATCCTAATTACAGGAGAGTCGCGTAACGCACAGGCATCTGAGTTATCTACTTGGTCTATTCAGCCCATGATGGAAGAGTTACGCGAAATGCTTATCGAATGGATTATGAGTATCTATGAAGAAGCAGCAGATTTAAATAACTTTAGAAATTCCCCAATGCCCGCTTTTACTCCAATTAAATTACAGGACTTTGTTAAGACAGCCGCAGTATTTGCTCAAGCATATAAAGAAGGTAATGTCAGTAGAACAACCCGTGATGAAATGATTGGATTAGACTTTGAGACAGAACTTGAACTAATGTCCGACGAATATGAGCCAATGAAAGAGCTTCCAAAGACTTTCCCTGAGTTACCCTATAATACGCAACTTCCAATAGCTGGAGGGGCACCAAATAATCCAAGCGGTGGAAGAAAGCCGGGAACACAAAATGTACCTCTTAATAAAAGAAATACGGGGGTAAGACCCCCCGGACAAACACCAGTATCTAGGACAAGCCCTACAGGGAAGCCCTCACAGACTAAAGCAGCAGAAATAGATATTATGAGTGATGAAGAAGTTATAAATCTAATAGATAAAATAGCCCAAGAACGTGGTCTAAATATCACTATAGATGACCTAAACTAGAAAAAACGCCCTAAAGTAATAAATATGTAGGTTAGATTAAGGAATATAGATGAAAAAATATGAAATTGTCACCGTTATATGGGACGACCATATATCGTTTGATCGAAGCACCTTGGTTAAAAACCCAGATACGGTTTTAACTCCCTCCATGACCATAGGATTTTTATTTAAAGAGACTAAAGATGCTATTATTATTGTTTCAAATCTTGAGAGATATCAAGAGCGTGATGATGCAAATTATTTGGTTATTTTGAAGGGATGCATAAGAGGAATTAAAAGATATGGTAAAATAAAAATAAATAAGATTCGCTGTCGGGGTGATTGAGTGGAAAATATAGCAGTAGCCATAATAACCTCAATTGCTACCCTTCTAGTTGCTTTAATAGGGTTATTTGGCTCCAAAAAATTAGGTTACAATAAGCGCCCCCTATCTTTGGGGGACCAAAGTAAACTAATTTCTACTTTAAAAGATACATTAGCAGCCCAAACAGAGAGAATAAAACTTTTGGAGGCGGCTCATGTGGAGCAAATTGCAATCCTAGCAGCTAAGGAAGAAGAAATTATTGATCTTAAGCGAAGGGTATCCAACTTAGAGCAACTAACGATTGAGCAAGCGTTTACAATTAGGCAGCTACAAACAAGGCGAAGGCACTTGCCAGTCAAACATGAAGGCGGTGAAGCAAATACGGATGAAGACATTAGAATTTAACTCAAGTACATGGTTGTTTGCTCAAAGTGATTTTATAAATCCTTTTTTAACAACCGTAAAATTTGTATTTGCGGATGATAAACCAAACGCAAATAATCAGGCGATTCCTTATGATGAATTTGCTTCATTAGCGCAATCAGCTATAGGGATGCCTATCAAGATTCGTTTCTTGGGCAAAGGTATTGGAGGTCATACCGGGTCTATTCCGGTAGGGCATATCCGAGACATGATAGAAGAAGCCGAAGAAGATGGATCACATAAACTAATCGCAGAAGGGGTTCTTTATAACGACGAATATCCTGAGGTCGTAGAATTTCTAAAAGAATCCTTTGATACAGGGGATGCCCCCGGTATATCGTGGGAGATATCCTACAAGGAGTCAATAGTAGACAAAGGAATTCATTGGCTAAAGGGTGTGGTTGCTAGAGCAGCAACTTTTGTAAAGCACCCCGCTTATGGAACGCGAACAGCTTTACTTGCCTTGGCTTCAGATAAAACCCTTTCTGACGAAGATATAGAAAATGAATTAGTGGATATGGCTAATGATATAGTGAGTCATAAACAAGGAGGGACAAATAACGTGGAGCTAGAGGAAGCATTACAAAAGATCAAAGATTTAGAGGCGCAGATAGCCGAAAAAGATACAGCGTTAGTTGAAGCCAAAGCAGAAACGGAAACTGTACGAACGGAAGCAACAGAACTTAAGGTTGAAGTTGACGAATTACTATCCAAGGTTAATTCCTTTGAGAAGTCAATGTTAATAGAGGCCCGAATGAAGAAAGTTGTGGAAGCTGGCGTATCAGTACCGACTGATGAGGAAGAGCTAACAAAGAAACAGGAGTTTTGGGCTGCAATGTCAGAGGAAGTATTCACAGAATATGTCTCTGATTTAGCTGCGGTTGCAAAAGTAGCTCCTGAGAAGAAAGCATCTGCCTCAGTTTTACAGCTACCTAAAATTAGTGTAGATACTTCTACTAATAATGGGGCTGTTTCAGCGGAAAGTCTTCGCAATAAAATGAGAAGCCTAAGCCGAAACGAAGCCGAATAAGGAGGATGAAAATAAATGGCAAATGCAATTAACTCAGGAAACCCTGTTAGTACTACAAAGTTTGTTATTAACAAGTATGAGGACATTCAGGGGAACCGTGTAAATCAGGAAACACCAAGAGGAAGACTAGCTTTTGTTGATACCAACGGACGCATGACTCTTCCTAGATCAGATGCAGAAGCAGCAGTAGCCGCTTTTGTTGTGGATTGGCCAAAGCCACTAAATCCACCACCATACTTTGAAGGACCGGGCCTTAATGGTGCCCCACCTTATCCCTTCTCTGATGGCAGCCTAAATGCTCAGGAGAACTCGTTCACGCTTGATCCAGATCAGGCGTACCAGACTCCTTGGCCTGTTGGTTTTACAGTCTATGAAATTCCCCCAATGCTATACGACCTTCCAGTTACATCTGGAAATAAGTGCCTAGTATTCGACGGTGGAACATTCACATTTGGATCAGGCAACTATGTTGCACCACTTTCTGCGTATGCATATGGCGCGGCAGTTTATCCTGCATATACATCTGGTGACGAAGGTAAGGTAACTTATGCTTCTTCAGGTGTTACTACAGTTGTTGGTCGCGTATACCAAAAAGAGGTATTCGGAGCCGACACATTAACCGTTATAATGAAAGGCGTAGACGCGCTTTAAGCTAGCGTAGGAGGGAAAATATAAAATGCCTAGAATGAATGACTCTAGAATTTCAGCGGAAGATCGCAAAGCGCTAGCTGAACTTGCAAAGAACGACCGTGCAGCTTTTGCCGAGGTTGTTACTGAATATATTGATCCAACGTATCTTACTCTTGATCTTGCTGGTCAGTTTATGAATACGAGGGAAATGACATTCGGTGATATCCTTGTTAAAAGATTCAAGGGTAAGTACCATGTTCAGCAAATCGTACCGGGCCAGATAACACTTGGCGAGCAAATCACAGTAAGGGACAAGGCTCTTGGATGGAACCTTGATATCTTGGCTGCAAAGGCATCCTATAACGAATTAGAACTTCGTAATGGTGGACCGCAGTTTACTCCTGAGACTGTTCGCTCAGATGTTAGAAAGGCTTTGGAAGAGCAAATCGTTATGCGCTCATGGAACGCTCTTGCAAATATTTGGACAACAGGAAATGCCGCAGCACTTACTATGACTGGAGCCGCAAACTCCAACTGGCTAAGTGCCTCAGGTATATTAACATCAACTGCTCTTGATGCAGCTATTGACCACGTTAATTATTGGGCTGGAAGTGTTCGTACAATTATAGGTACTGAGACAGCGTTGGCTCCTCTGTCAACATTTGGCCAGTATCAGATGATTGGAACAGGCACTCAGTATAATGATGCAGAGCCTTGGGCAACCAACGGACAGCCATCGGGAACGTTCCAGAATGTTTCACCTTATGGCCCCGGCTCTAAGGCTGTTGAAACCTATCGTGGCGTAACTAATATCGTTAGACTAAAGCAAATCTTTGATGAGACAGAATATCCAAAGAGAGCCTTACTACCTAATGACTTCGTTCTTGTTATCGGTGATAATATTGGCGAATTCATTACATACGGTGGCCCACAGACCAAGGAGTGGACAGACATGGAGCCAACTCCTCCATACTGGAACTTCGAAATCTGGCAGCAATTTGGTATGATGATCTGGAATGCTCAGGGTCTTGTTAAGATTGCCGTTACACCAGCAGCTATTCCGTAAATCTGGCCCATAGATTGAAGGCTAGGTAGGTTAATATAGCGGGGTCAATCCTCTAAATGGGCGATTGGCCCCGCTTATTTTCACATTGGAGGTAAAGGAAATGGAGCAACAGGAAACTAAAAAGGTTTATTTTAAGAGAAACGTACCCTATACATTATCGGTTAGGTTTAACTCTCAAGATACGCAGGGATTCTTATTAAACGCTGTTCAGCCTTGGATAGCAGTTCCTGTGGATAAAGTAAATGATTTTAAGATGGCTAATAGGCGCTTTATCATGGACGGTATTATCCTTGAAACAGAAGAGCCTAATGTTAATTGGGCAACACCGAATGCGCTAGAAAATGAAGATATTGATGAACTATTAAAGAATTATCTTAAATTAAAAGCTACTGTAGCAGAGGTTGATTCTGCTTCTATCTTAATAAAGATACTTGAAAGAGCAAAAGAGCAGAATAAGTCTGCTAAAATTACAACCTTGATACAGGATAGGTTGGATGAACTTGTAGTAAATGAGGGAGTAATTACACCCCGCGAAATGCAGGGAGTTTCTTAAAGGAGTGAATCCTAATGAATTTGCTAGACTTGGTTCCAGCACTAGAGCGACACCTAAGGCAATATGTTAAGCCACAAGACACAGATTCTAAACTAGCGGCTTATATTGCTGACGGTATCGAAGCTTTGAATTATCGTTGGGATCGCACTTATGTTGTAACTATAACTGCTCCAGAAACATATGCTGTAACTCCTGATATAACTCCGGGGGACAAACGACCAGTTGTTCTCATGTCTTCAATTATCTATAAGATGGGTAACTATAGCATGGCAAGATTTACAGATGGAGATTTCTCCTATGATCCTCAAAATGCTTGGCGAACAAATCCAATCACGTTTGATGTTGAAGAGCTAAAGAAGATATTACCAGAGGG